ACCAACTTCAGCAGGCTTACTTTGAGCCTCTTTCCAACGCTGGAATTCAGCGATAGCCCCAAGGATGGCTGCAATCTCTTTAGAAGTAGCTTGCAGATTAGGGAGGAAGTCAAACTTGATTGCAGAGATATCAGTGAAAATCTGTTTGATATCTTTCCAGTCTTGTTGGAGTTGTTTGGTTTTATCAACCCCTAACCAGTCAGCAACAAGACTATCTTTCCCTTCTAAAGCCCTTACAAAACTTTGTGGCCATAACAGAAGATCGTCAGCCCATTTTGTAGCTTCATTAAATCCACCAGAAAGAGTCTTTACTAGGCCACCTGACTCCTCTAGTCCTGCGTTAAGTGTCCGAAAGATCCTTGCGAAGCCTTCCTCTACTCCACTATCGGAGGCAATAACAGCAAGATCATTAGTGGCATTTTCATACCTCTGTTGTTCTGCTTGAGATGCTGTTGTAGCCCTAGCCAGAGCACCACCGGCATTAGCTTGTGTACTTGCTCTGGCACCGGCATAGGTTAGGATTTCACCAGTAACCTTGCCTTTTTTCATATCTGCCAAAAGCGCTTGGATGGCAGCTTGACCTGTAAGATCACCTTTACCACCTTTAGCTCTCAATTGATCTTGGTAAGCTTGGGCGAACAGTGCAGTACCACCCGGCAATGCCTCAGAAATTTGCCCAGTAAGTTCTTCAGATTGAAGTTTACCTTTACCAGCAACTTGAGACAATGCACGAAACAGTCTGTTCTGTGTGGTCTTATCCAGCTTATTTACACGTGCGAGTTCTGCAAATCCAGAGAACACTTTCTGACTTGCGCCTAAACTAACGCCAGAGCCTGTTAGGCCAGAAATTAATTTGTTGTAGTCTTGGCTAGCATCGAGATAGTTAAAACCTACGCGGTTTGCCTCAGACCTTAGATACTGAAATGAATCAGCACCTTGAGCTGCTGTACCACCAGCTTGTTGAACTACAGCAGAAGTTTGAAGTTGGGCGCTAACTACTTGCTGATTACGCCTATTTAGGTTTGCAAGGCCATATCCACCAAGACCAAGTGCTAGTGCCGGGCCAAATAAACTCGGCATGCCACGAAGTCCACCAACACTCCCTGCCACAGCACCAGCGGCGGCTGATTCTCTAACCCTTGATCCACCCACACCTCTAGAATTTACATTCAATGGATTGGTGGAGGATGCCCTAAGCATTGCTGAACTAACACTACGATTGAGAGCAGCTTGGTTTACATCAAATCGATCAATCTGGAATACAAGTCTGTTGCTTGCCATATCCAAAGCATTACCAAGAGCAAGATTAAGCTTCTTTTGGTCTACATCAAAGCTACCAATATTTAATACAATTGGCTTGTTAGCAAAAGTGCCAAGACGCTTGAGTCTATTCTCAACGTGGTCTAAAGTTTTATCAACTTTCTTGACGGAGCCTTTATCGACTTCAATGCCGAGGGAAGCAAAAAACTTGGAAATTTGCACTATTTATGCTCCGTCATTTTGGTTTATTATTCTTCTCAGCTTTAGCTTTGTTTATAGCTTGTTGATTCAACGAGTCGTACACATCAAGTAGTTCTATTAGCTTCAGCATCTGACGTGTGGAATACTTCCACTCCATCTCAGCAGCCATTTCAAGACCACCCTTCTCATGCATGGCTATCCTATAAATACTCCAAGACTGTGAGAATTTTGAATCAATTTCTTTTTCTAAATTTGTTGGTGGAGCTTTTCCCGATGCAGTTGACCCATTTGGAGTCAAGCTTCTTCTGTATCGGGTGCCTGAAAAAGTTCTTCGAAGTTGAAATTCAGCACCTCTTTATAGAGCTTGTTGAGATGTGCATAACGACGTGCAAAGATCATATCAAAAGATTTCTCAGTGATTTGCATATTATCTTTGGATACATAGTTACAGATAATTTGTTTCATCTGACTAAGATCAGCTTTACCCTCATCGATAGCAGCTTGATGCTTTTCAATAAACATCAAGCCTTTGGTGGCTGGCATAGCACTTACCAGATAATCTACATCATCAACTGTAAGAGTTGTTTGTTCTAAAACTTGAAATTGTGGAGCTGCCATTTATTTTATCTCAGAAATTAAAATTTAAAACAAGCCCTCAACGAAGTTTGTAGCTTCTTTTAAGGCACCATCAAACAACGAAGTGCTAGGTCTGGAGTTACCATAAACCTTGAAAGTATCAGTTGTTTGACAAAAGATTTCCCAGTTTCTATACTCAAACTGACCAGAGAAGGTAACTGAAGGATAACCAGTAATAAAAGCTTCGTTGGAGTTGAATACAGAGCGTCCTGAGTTATCTTTGAGTGTTAGAGCAATCCTTGCAGTTCCTTCTTCTAGATCAAGCTCATGAATGTATGATAATACGTCATTGCTTTGCGATGATTGGAGAATGGGAAAAGTAAGTGTTGCAGAAGTATCACGATTCACTACACGTGTATTTTTACCGCGAATGCCCCGGATAGGAGTAAAACCTTTTGAAGATCTTGTAATACTAATTGACTGCCAACCGGTAACTTGATACCCACCTATGATTAAAACTACATCTTTTGGGCTATATGTTTTCACATCAAAAGTATTAGCCATTAGATAATACCTTCAATGGTTGGTATGGCTGAAACTGCAAGGTTAACAAGGCTTTCAAGGATAGATGAGGCATCCCCATTACCACCAATGTTGATGACTGCTTGAGATGATCTTAGCACCCAAGTTCGACTATCAAAGTTATTGCTTTTAACAATAGACGCTGGAGATTCAATCCACGTAGTGGTTGAGAAGAACATATCACTACCGCTTGAATCACGCACCATCAGTGGAAATTTACCACGCTGGGTTATTTCATCTAACTGCCAGAACTTTGTCAACACATCATTTGAATCACTGCCACTATAAAGAGTCAACGTAATCGTGTAAGTTTGGTCATTGTTATAAAGACGTGCTACAGTTCCATCTGGAGTTCTGGTTGAACTGAATGGGATTATATCTTTTCTTACTTCTAGGAAAGTTCCATCTACAAAACCAGATATTGGAAGTATCCCACCAATAAGAACTGTCACTTGTTCTGGAATATAAGTAGCTAATCGAGTCATTAAATATTCCTTGGTGGAAAGAGGGTAAAGTCACTACCCTCATATTATTACTTACAACTGCCAACGAGTAGGAACTTCAGCACCAAGAGCTTCCATAGCATTTACTTCAGCAGCGTCGAAACGAGTGTTACTGCCAATGTTTGCATTCAAACTAACTGCTTGCAAAACCCAATCTCGTGTTTCAGTGGTGCTAGAAAGACCAGAATCAGGAACAGTTGCGACAAAAGTCTGGTTGCTAGACCAAGAGCTAGTACCGCTTGTGTCTTTGATGGTCATTGCAACGACCCATGTATCGGTATCATCTTCTTCATCAGCACGTTGTAGTGCTTGTAGCACAGCATTTGAAGGGCTGAATTGATGGAGAGTGATAGTGATAGTAGAAGCTTTATTACGGCGTTTAACACGACCAGCTGAAAGATCGGATCCTACATACAACTCGGAAGCCGGCGTAATACGGGAAACATTCAAGAATGTACCGTCAGCATAGCCTTGGATTGTATGTAGAAAATCACCTTTACTTAGGACAATGACCAAACTTTCCGGGCTATAATTCCCGAGCAGTGCATCTGACATTTAATTTACCTTTTAATCATGGGATCGCTCCCTTTAATGTTTTGTTTGGACGGTCGCCATACAGAATTTCAGAGGCGTTGTCATAAGCTAAAGCTGCTTGGAACTCATCAGTAAAAGATTCACAGAAAAGCTTTTCTCCGTCTTTTACTATTGATGCAACAAACTTGTCAGTGTTAGAGTCAACATGAACCCCGATAAAATCTGAAGTACAGCCTTTCCTTTTTCTTTTGTTGTGAGTGTTTACAGACCTTGTTGTCCACCGGCAATTTTCTGGGAAGTAGTGCCCATCAACATCTATACGGTCAATCTCACAACCCTCAAAATAGGTGTCTTCCATTAATTCTAAAAACTGCTCAAAACTATTCCAAAGGTTTTTAATTCCTCTTCCACCATAATCATGGAACTGAGAGTTATTTGGATTGTCTGACCTATCTTTTATACCAAGCCAAACTTTATAAATCTTAGACTTGCTTTTTCCATGGGTCTTAAAAGTTTCAGTAATTCTTTCCTTATTGAAGCAACCACATGAGGAAGTATGAGCAGACTTAATGCTATTGTAAGAGACAGCAAAAGGCTCACTCCCACAGAAACACTTAACCAAAACTTTGTTATAAGTTCTTGACTTACCTTGTACTTGTCCTAAAT